ATCTCGTAAAGAAATCGAACAAGTAAGTCTACGCATTTGGGAATCATTTGTCAAAAAACTTTAATTATAAATATCCAATATAAAATCAAGGAGATTTTCAAAATGGCAAAATTTAATCTGTCAGACGCCGCTAAATCAATTCTATTAGATGAAGGTGCAAAAGAGAATTTAGATTCTTCTGTTTCTTCTAAAAGAGGTGGCCAAGATAAACCAGAAAAACTAAAAGCATCTGTTCAAGGTGATGTTGGCAAAATTGGTGATTCACCAAATGATGTTAACGATCCAAATCCAGATTACACAAAAGGTGTACCATCTGCTAAACCACCTGGTGCAACACCACCTGTTGGCCAAGAACCAATGAAAAAAATGGCACCACAACCAGCTAACGACAAAGCAGGTGATACAGGTTCAAGTGACATGGGTGGCCACCAAGGTTCAGAAAATTCATACGATAGCATTCGTGACCGTATCAAAGCTAAGTTGGCAAAACAAACAATGCAACCAAATTCTGGCGCACCACAAATGCACGTACCAGAAGAAGTTGAATCTGATGATGAAGAATTCTTTGAAGAAGAAAAAGAAGAAAAAGGTCATGAAGATGCTGCACAAGACAAAGCAATGATTAAAGCTGCAATGAAAAAAGAAAAGATGAAAGAAAAGATGAAAGAAGATATGGATGCTCTATTGGGCAACGAAAATCTTTCAGAAGAATTTGTTTCTAAAGCAACTACAATCTTTGAAGCTGCCGTTATCGCTCGTACAGAATCAATTTTGGAAGATATCCAAAATGAATTAGTTGAACAGTTTGAAGAAGCAGTTGAAGAAATCAAAGAAGATTTGGCATCTAAAGTTGATGACTACATGAACTATATGGCCGAAGAATGGATGAAAGAAAATGCATTGGCAGTCGAAAAAGGTCTACGTGCTGAAATCGTGGAAGACTTTATCACTGGCCTAAAAGGTTTGTTTGAAGACCACTACATTGATATTCCAGAAGAAAAAGTTAATGTTGTTGAAGAATTGACAACCCGTGTAGAAGAATTGGAAGAATCTTTGAATGAACAAATCAATGCGTCAATTCAACTAAAAAAAGAATTAAACGAAAAAGTTAAATCAGAGGCTATACATGCAGTATGTGAAGGCCTAACGCAGACTCAAGTAGAAAAAATGAAAGCACTTGCAGAGAGTGTGGATTTTACTACTATGGACGAATATGTTGACAAAGTGGTTACATTAAGAGAATCTTATTTTGAAAACCAAGTTAAGTCAGCTGACAGTTCTGCTCTAAATGAGGAAATTACAGTTGAAGAAGAAAAGAAAACATCTGTTTCTACTGATCCTGCAATTGCTCAATACGCACAATCAATCTCTAAATCATTGGTTAAATAAATAAAATTTACCAATAAAAGATACTTACAAGGAGACACTCATGTATCTAACAGAAGAACTACAACAAAAATGGGATCCAGTTCTGAATCATCCAGAACTAGAGTCTATTAAAGACCCATACAAGCGTGCTGTTACAGCTCTTGTTTTGGAAAACCAACAACAAGCTATGCGTCAAGATGCACAAGCGTTGAATGAAACAACATATTCAGCAACGCCTGCCAACGCAACAGGTTCTAGCATTTCTAACTATGACCCAATCTTAATCAGTTTGGTTCGCCGTGCTCTACCTAACTTGATTGCTTATGATGTTGCTGGTGTTCAGCCAATGACAGGACCTACTGGTCTTATCTTCGCAATGCGTGCTAAGTACAACTCACAAACTGGTTCAGAAGCATTCTTCAACGAAGCTAACACACAGTTCTCTGGTGCAAACTCTACAACAAACTTGTATGGTTTCCGTGGTAATGCATACAACTCTGATACTGGTTCTAATCCAGTAGCAGACTTCACTGCTAACACATTTGCATCTGGTATTGCAATGACTACAACTAAGGCTGAAGGTCTTGGTAAAGATGATGCGACAGATGCGTTCAACCAAATGGCATTCTCAATTGAGAAAGTTACTGTAACTGCTCAAAGCCGTGCATTGAAGGCAGAATACTCACTAGAACTAGCACAAGACTTGAAGGCAATTCATGGCTTGGACGCAGAAACAGAATTGTCAAACATTCTGTCTACAGAGATTCTTTCTGAAATCAACCGTGAAGTTATCCGTACAATCTATTTGTCTGCTGTTCAAGGCGCACAATATGGTACTACAACTTCTGGTACATTCGACTTAGACACTGACTCTAACGGTCGTTGGTCTGTTGAGCGTTTCAAAGGTTTGATTTTCCAAATCGAGCGTGATGCAAACGTTATTGCAAAAGCAACTCGTAGAGGTAAAGGCAACGTGATGATTGTATCATCTGATGTTGCTTCTGCTATGGCAATGGCTGGTGTTCTTTCTTACACACCTGCTCTATCTGCTGACTTACAAGTTGACGATACAGGCAATACATTTGCTGGTATGTTGCATGGCCGTATCAAAGTATACATTGACCCATATTTCGGTGGTTATACATCTAACCAAGAATTGGTGACAATCGGTTACAAAGGTACATCTCCATACGATGCTGGTTTGTTCTACTGTCCTTATGTTCCATTGCAAATGGTTCGTGCTGTTGACCAATATACATTCCAACCAAAAATTGGATTCAAGACTCGTTACGGCATGGTATCAAACCCATTCGCACAAGGCTTGACAGTTGGTAACGGCGGTTTGACACCACGTTCTAACCAGTACTACCGTATTTTCCAAGTCAAGAATTTAATGTAATATTGAGTCACCGTAGAGTGACATTTAAAGACCACCTTCGGGTGGTCTTTTTTTTGGCTCCTAAATAGTATAGAGGAGATAAAATGACTGCACTAAACAGAAATCCACAGAACACAAATCTATTGCAACCAACAAAATATTTGTTGGAGTTTAAAAGAATTAATACAGTAACTTATTTTTGTCAATCTGTTAATATACCATCTATAAAATTAGGTGAAGCTGCTCGTGTTACTCCGTTTTTGGATATGTACTCTCCTGGTACCAAACTAGATTACAGTTTACTTGATATAGAGTTTATTGTGGATGAAGAAATGCAAACTTGGAAGAACCTATACAACTGGTTCATTTCAATTGCCGATCCTGATGGTTACGAAAAAAGAACTTACAAAGAAGAACTACAAAGAAGTGAACATTTTTCTGATGCCACTTTGACTATATTGTCCAACTTAAACAATCCTGTACTCAGAATTAATTTTAGAAATTTATTTCCATTAACTATGGGTGATATTAATTTTGACACCAGATTATCTGCGGATAACTTAGTAACAGTATCTGCTTCTTTTAGGTATGAATCGTACACATACTTGACAATGTAATACAAAAATGTTATAATGTAATTTTATTGCCACTTTATATAATCATGGAAAATCTTGAACAAATATTGAAATATTGGGAAACAGATTCAAATATGGATCAAACAGAACCCAGCAAAGAACTACTAAAGATACCTGTCTTGCACAGTAAGTATCTGAACATACTAACCAAACATAAGATTGCATCAAAGAAAGCACACTTTGATTATCTGCGTATGCGTAAAATTAAATGGGAATACTTTACTGGCAAAATGTCCAAAGAAGAATTGGATGAATATGGTTGGGAACCATTTCAGTTCGCATTGAAATCTGACATTAATACATACTTAGAAGCTGATGCAGATTTAATTAAACTGTTGGAAAAGAAAGTCTACCACGAAGAAGCCATATCGGTTGTTGAATCTATTATGTCAGAACTTAAGCAAAGAACATGGCAGTTAAGAGATTTTATCTCATGGGAAAAATTTGTAAATGGACAGTGATATTGTTATTGTTAAAAAAGACGAGGTGTATGCCAAGATAACTTGTGAACGAGATGTTGCAAGAGAGTTATCGGAGTACTTTACATTTTTTGTTCCAGGTCACCAATTTGTTCCGGCCTTCCGAAATAAAATATGGGACGGCAAGATACGCCTTTTCAATTTACAAACACAACAGTTATATCTTGGACTTACCAGTTACTTACAAGAGTTTGCCGATGAACGCCAATACTTTATTGATTGGGGTGATATTAAATTACAAGATGAATACTCCATATATCACTTCAATAAGTTCGTAGAGACTTTAAATCTACACTCACAAGGCAAACCAATTCAGGTCAGAGACCACCAACGAAATGCTTTTATTCATGCGATACAACATCGTAGAGCATTATTGTTATCCCCAAC